GGCGTTAGTGGCTGGGTTTCTGGAAGGTTGACTCAGGGGTTGACTGATATGGGGGACTTGCAAGGGCAGGGTTGACGCATGAGCGAGCTGATCACGCAGAGCGAGTACGCGCGATCGCGTGGCGTCAGCAAGCAGGCGATCGGCAAGCTCGTCGCCAAGGGCGTGATCCCGCTGATCGACGGGAAGATCGATCCGTCGGTCGCCGACCTAAAGCTGCGCGAGAACGTCAACCCGGCCAGGAGCAAGGCCGCCGCCGCGCTCGATGGTGCCGCCGGCGACGAGCCGGCGCAGAAGAAGCCGCAGCAGTCCGATGCGGGGCGGTTCTTCAAGGCGCGCGCCGACCGCGAGGAGGCGGGCGCGGCGCGCGAACTGCTCGAGTTGCAGAAGCTGCAGGGCACGCTGGTCGAGCGCGACCAGGTGGAGCGGGCGCTGTTCGAGGCTTCGCGCATGCTGCGCGACCTGGTGCTGAACGTGCCGAAGCGCGTCGCCGGCGACGTGGCCGGGATGAGCAGCGCGCCAGAGATCGAGCAGAAGCTCACCGCTGAGCTGCGCCGCGCGCTGGAGGAGTTCTCGAAGATGGCCGCCCACGCCGTCGGCGAGACCTCGAACTGATGGCCGACGGCTTCGGCTCGATCCTGGCGGTCATCGGGCGGGGCGTCGAGCCGGACCCGGAGCTGCGGATCGACGATTGGGCCGAGGAGCACATGGTGCTGCCGCGCAAGAACGCGGCGGAGCATGGGCCGTACCGGAACGAGCGCACGCCGTACGCGCGCCGGGTGCAGCAGTGTCTGTCGCCGGGGCACTTCGCCAGGCGGGTGATCGTCCGCGCCGCGGCGCAGATGCTCAAGACGCAGTCGGGCCTGAACTGGATTGCCGGGTCGATCGATCTGGCGCCGGCGAACGCCCTGGTGCTGATGCCAACGCTGACGCTGGCCAAGCGCCTGTCGTCGCGCATCGGCGAGACGATCAAGGCGGTGCCGAGGTTGCGCGACAAGGTGGCCGCGCCGCGATCGCGCGACGCCCGCAACACGATAGACACCAAGGAATTCGACGGCGGCACGCTGCACATCACGACCGCCGGATCGGCCGCCAACCTGGCCGAGATCGCGGTGCGCTACGGCTGGGGCGACGAGGTCGACCGCTGGGAGCTGGACGTCGACGGCGAAGGCGACCCGGTGATGCTGCTGGAGAACCGGACGAGCACCTACTCGTCGATCTCCAAGCAGTACTTCACCAGCTCGCCTGGCATCAGCGAATTTTCGCGGATCGACCGCCTGGTGGCGGAAGGGACGGACGAGTACTACCACGTTCCCTGTCCGCACTGCGGCGAGCTGCACCGGCTGGAGTTTGAGAACCTCCAGGCCGACGCCGGGCTGACGCGGGCCTGGATGGTGTGCCCGCACTGCGCCTGCGTGATCGACGAAAGCGCCAAGTCCTCGATGCTGCTGGACAAGGACAGCGGCGGCCGCGCCGAGTGGCGCGCGACGCGCCCGGGCGACGGCGTCACCGTCAGCTTCACCATCAGCGCGCTGTACGCGCCGCTCGGCTGGGTCTCCTGGCTGAAGCTGGCGCGCGAGCGCGACAAGGCGGAGAAGGCGCTCGAGGCCGGCGATACCGAGCTGATGCAGGTGTTCATGAACACCCGCATGGCGAAGAGTTGGTCGGCCGGCAGCTCCGCCTCCTCGGTCGAGGACCTGGTGCTACGCGGCGAGGATTACGCCGAGCTGACGCTACCGGAGGGGGCACTGCTGCCGACGCTCGGCGTCGACGTGCAGCACGACCGCATTGCCGTGAGCATCTGGGGTTGGGGCCGCGGCGAGGAAGGCTGGCTCGCCTACTGGGGCGAGATCCACGGCGAGACCAAGCTGCCGGGCCAGGGCGCCTGGGCCGACCTCGAGCGCTTCCTATTCGAGGATCAAGGTGGCGTGTTGGTCAACCGCGGCCTCAAGCATGCCAGCGGCGCGCTGCTGCGCTGGAAGCGCTGTAGCCTGGACACCGGCGACGGCTCCAACCAGGAGGCGGCATACGTCTTCTGTCGCAAGCACCGGGCTCGCGGCGTGCTGGCGGTCAAGGGCGGCACCGAGCGCGGCGTGGCCAGGCTGGAGATCTTCGCGCCGCCGAAGCAGAGCGTCGACGTCGACCGCAAGGACAAGGCGTTCAAGTTCGGCCTGAAGCCGTACATCGTCGGCACCCACAAGGCGAAGGACACGCTGCTGCGTGATCGCCTCGGTATGTGCGACGCCGGCGAGAACGGTGTGGTGCGAACCGGCCGCGGCGCGGGGCGCCTGCACTGGTACCGCGACGTGCGCGCCGACTTCCATGCGCAACTGCTGAGCGAAGTTCAGGTGCCGAGCAAGACGCGGCGCGGCGCGAAGGAATGGCACAAGAAGGCCGGGTCGCATAACGAGGCGTTGGACACCCTGGTCTATGCGTACCACGCGGCGCGCTCGCTGAAATTCAACCTTTGGGGCGAAGGGGTCTGGCTGGCGCTAGAGCAGCAGGTGCGCCAGCCAGACCTGCTAGCGCTGGCTGATGCACATGGTGACGACGAGGCGGCGACCGAGGCCGGGGCGGGCGGGGAAGCGGAACTTCCGCCGCCCGCCCCGGAGGCGGAGCCGGCACCCGCCGTTTTGCCGGCTAAACGTCGGCCGCAGCAACCGAGCAACCCGAAGCCGCGTGGCGGCTTCTCAGTGAAGAGGTGGTGAATTGAGAATCCCCTCCCGCATCGTCGCCGGCGACACGGTGACCTGGCGCGACTTCGCGTTCAATCGCCTGGCTGCGCCGCAGGACCTGGCGATCACCGCCGCGACCTACAACCTGTCGTATTCGTTCCGCGGCCCGCTGCAGGCCGGCTCGGCCGACGTAAGCGGCGTGGCCGACGGCAACGACTGGGACATGACGCTGAGCGGGACGGTCACCGCGGCGTTCAATACCACCAGCATGGCCAACACGTGGTACTGGCAGGCCTACGCCACTGCAATTGCCGGCGGAGCCCGCCTGCTCGCCGGCCAGGGCGAGCTGGTGGTCGAGCCCAACCTTGCGGCGCTCTCCGGCACCGTCTACAACGGCCAGTCGCTGGCCGAGCAGCAGCTGGCGATGGTGAAGTCGGAGATTACCGCGCGCCTCAACAACCACGCGCGCACCGAATACACCATCGGCCAGCGGCATCTGAAGTTCGAGCCGATGGCCGAGCTGCTCAAGCTGCAGACCCGCCTCGAGCTGCAGGTCGCGCGGGAGAAGGCCAGCAACGCCGTGCAGAACGGCCTGGGTAACCCGAACAAGATGCAGGTGCGGTTCGGTGATCGCATGCCGCGCGGCACCGACGCCGGCGGCTGGTTCTGGGGACGCTGAGCATGGCCTCGATCTGGCAGTCCATCGTTCCCGCGGTCATCCGCCGCGTCTTTGCGGGTGATCCCAAGCCGGCGTCACGGCGCGAGCCGTCGATCGGCAAGCTGCAGCGCCTATACGCCTTCGGCAGCTACAACCGCCTGAACAGCGACTGGGTCACCGTCACTAGCAGCTCCGACTCGGAGATCCGGCTGACCTTGCGCACCATGCGCAACCGCAGCCGCCAGTTGTGCCGCGACAACGACTACGCAAAAAGCCTCAAGCGCGTGATCCGCAACAACGTCGTCGGCCATGGCGTGCGCTTTCAGGCCCAGGTGAAGAAGCGCGATGGGTCGCTCAACACCGACGTCAACGGCAAGATTGAGGACGCCTTCAAGGACTGGTGCGAGCAGGAGAACTGTGACGTGTCGGGGAAGTTCAGCTTCCACGACATTGAGCAGCTGATCATGAACGAAGTGTTCGAGTCGGGTGAGTGCTTCGTGCGCCTGGTCAAGCGCCCGTTCGGCAACTCCACGATCCCGCTTGGCCTTGAGCTGATCGAGGCCGACCAGGTGGTAGAGGAATGGTCCGGCCGCACCGAAGGCGGCAATGAAGTGCGCATGGGCGTCGAGGTCGACAAGTGGCGCCGCCCGGTGGCGTACTGGCTCTATCCGACCCACCCCGGCGACTACATGTTCGCCACGGCCCAGCTGCAGACCAACCGCTTCATCCGGGTGCCGGCCGAGGAGATCATCCATCTGTTCGTGCCGGACCGCTTCGGCGATACGCGTGGCGTGCCGTGGATGCACAGTGCCGGCGAGCGCCTCCGCCACATGGGCGGTTACGAGGAAGCGGAAGTCGTCAAGGCGCGCGCCCAGGCCTGCGTAATGGGCGTGATCGAAACCCCAGAGGTCACCGACCCGTCGCAGATCCAGCAGGGTCCGCCGGAGACTGGCGAGCTGGACGACGGCGACCAGGTCATGGACCTGTCGGCCGGAACGGTGCGCAAGCTCGCCGCCGGCGAGAAGTTCACCGGCTTCAATCCGTCATCGCCCAATGCGCAGGTGGAGACGTTCCTGCGCTACCTGATCCGTGCGGTCTGCTCGGGCGTCGGCGCCAGCTACGAGTCGGTGGCGCGCGACTACTCGCAGAGCAACTACTCCAGCTCGCGCCTGGCCAGGCTCGACGACCTGGACCAATGGCGCGTGCTGCAGAAGTGGCTGATCCGGCATTTCCACCGCCGCATCGCGCGAGAATGGATGGGCTTGGCAGTGCTCGCCGGCGTGCTGGACCTGCCGGACTTCGAGACCAACCCGAAGAAGTACGCGGACATCCGCTGGACGCCGCGCGGCTGGCAACTGCTCGACCCGAGCAAGGAAGTGCCGGCGCAGCGCGCCGCGGTGCGCGCCGGCTTCTCCACGCTGTTCGAGGTGCTCGAGCAGCAGGGCAAAGACCCGGACGAGCATCTGCATCTGCGCCGCCGCGAGCTGGACGAGTGCGGCGAGCTGGAGCTGATCTTCGACACCGATCCGGCCCAGGTCACCGACCGCGGCCAGCAGGTGGTCAGCGAGGATCCGCTGGCAACGCCCGACCAGGTGCCGAACGACGAGAAAGGCGGCGGCGAAGGCCAGGCCGCCGGAAAGAAGGCGCGGCGCGTAGTGCACATGCCGTTCAACCTGCGCGGCTTCATCCGCACGGTGGTGCGCTCCGCCAGCCATGGCGCCGACCCCGACGCGATCGCTATTCCTTCGCCGGTGATGGTGCGCGGCGTCGACGTACCGTATGTCGCGGGCATGAGCGCGGACGGCTCGAAGTGCTACTTCGACATCCGGCTCAAGCCGCTGACCACGAAGTCCGGCATCAACTTCGATCCGGCGGAGTTCATCGCGGTCCACGAGCTGGTCGAGTGGACCTTGGTCGGCCAATTCGGGCTGACCTATGACGACGCCCATATTCATGCCACGCGGGCGGAGCATGCAGCCGTAGCAGCGCGCGGCATCGACCCGGCCGAGTACGAAGAGCTGTTGCAGACGCTCGAAGCGCTGTGCTGGCAGCTGGCCAAGGCCGGCGAGATGAAGCACATCCCGAGCGACCTGGCCCGCTACCCCTACGAAGCCGAGAACGAAACGTTCCTGCTGGCCGCCTGACCCTGGAGAAACCAACGATGGACTCGCAGACTCACGATCCTGCGGCAGACGCCGCTGTCCCCGAGCTGGCAACGCCCAAGCCGGAAGCTGCCGTCGAGCATGCCGATGCCACGCCGGCGCCGGAAATGTCGGCCGTTACGCGCGCCTTTGCCGACATCGAGTCCGGTATGCGTTCAGCCGCGCGGCGCTTCGGCGATGAGTTGAGCGAAGAGCACAAGCGCCTGGTGAGCGAGATCCACGAGCTCTACGAGCAGCTGCACCACACGCTGCACAGCTTCCGCGATGACGGCGACGCCGCGGCGCGCGCGATGCGCCAGGCGTGCGTCCAGGCGCTGCATAAGCTGGCCGGCCACGCCGAAACGCCGAAACAGTAGGCCCCGCCCATGGATAGAAGCAAGCGCCTGAAAGACGGCGAGGCGATGCCGCGCCAGCGACGCGAGCTGTTCCTGCGGCTGGACAGCGCCTCCATCAAGGTCGACCAGGAGGCGCGCACACTGGACATGTCGTTCTCCAGCGAAGCACCGGTCGACCGGTGGTTCGGCACGGAGATCCTGAGCCATGCGGCCGGCGCGCCGAACTTCGACCGGCTCAACAATGGCGCGCCGCTGCTGTTCAACCACAACATGAACGACCTGCTGGGCGTGGTGGAGCGCGCCTGGGTGGATCCAGCCCAGAAGATGGGGCGCTGCACTGTCCGCTTCGGCAAGGACGAGCGCGGGCAATGGGCCATGCAGCAGGTTCAGGACGGCATTCTCAGCAAGGCGTCGTTCATGTACGACGTCGACCACTACCAGGCCGAGCTCGACCAGGACGGCGACGAGGACGACGTCTACACCGCCACCAAGTGGTGCGCCTACGAGGTCAGCCTGGTCACCGTGCCCGCCGATGACGGCGTCGGCGTTGGCCGCTCCGACCAGGCTAGCGCGCGCCGCGTCCGTATCGAAGTTTCCACGCCTCCGGCTCCGCCGGTTGCTCAACCCGCGGCAGCCGCCGCATCCACTACGAGGTCTTCAATGATCAGAGCGATTGCACAGCAGCTCGGCCTGCGTCTTGCCGACAACGCTGACGACGCGGCCGTGCGAGCGGCGGTCTGTCAGAAACTCAACCTTATCGAAGCGGCGAACGACGCCGCGATCCTGTCGGCGATGAACCAGCGCGCCACGCAGGAAGCGACCGTCAGCGCCGAGGCGGCGCAGCGGGCGGAACGCGAGCGCGTCGCCGGCATCGAGGAGCTCGGCAAGCGCCATAACCTGCCGGTCGAGATGGTGCGAAAGATGGTGAACGACGGCACCAAGATCGAGCTGGCGCGCGGCCTGACGCTCGAATACGTCGCCTCGCGCGCCAGCAACGGTGGCGTGGCGCGACTGGGCGACGACCCCAACCCGGATCTGAGCGACAAGGAAAAGGGCAAATACTCCATCCTGCGCGCCATCCAGGCCTGGATCGCCAGCGACTGGAGCAAGGCCGGCTTCGAGCGCGAATGCTCGGAGGAGATCAGCAAGCGCTCGGGCCGCGGCGCCAGCAAGGGCTTCTACATGCCGACCAACCTGCCGTTCTACCAGCGGCTGTCGCCGCAGGAGATGGCGCAGCGCGCGGCCTACTCGGTCACCAGCGGCAACACCGGCGGCGTGCTGGTGGCGCAGCAGCTGCTGGCCGGCTCGTTCATCGAGCTGCTGCGTAACAAGGCCAAGGTGATCCAGGCCGGTGCGCGGATCCTGGCGGGCCTGGTCGGCAACATCGACCTGCCCCGCCAGAAGGCCGCCGGCACCGCCTACTGGCTCGGCGACGGCGCCAACCCGACCGAGGCCGAGGCGCAGTTCGAGCTGGTCGGCATGACGCCCAAGACGGTCGGCGCCTACTCGCTGATCACCCGCAACATGCTGCTGCAGGCCACGCCGGACGTCGAGATGTTGGCCCGCGCCGACATGCTGGCGATCATCGCCCTGGCGATCGACGCCGCGGCCCTGTACGGCAGCGGCGTCGGTGGCCAGCCGCAGGGCATCGCCAACACACCGGGCATCGGCTCGGTGGTTGGTGGAGCCAACGGCGCGCAGTTCACGCTCGACAACTTCATCGACCTGGAGACCCAGGTCACCGCGCAGAACGTGCCGGAGGACGCGCTGGCGTACATCATCAACGCCAAGACCATCGGCTGGCTGAAGAAGCAGAAGTCCAGCACCGGCCAATACCTGTGGAATGGGCCCTGGAACGGCCTGCAGACCACGCCGGACTTCCGCCCGGGCAGCTACCCGCTCAACAACTTCCCGGCTTACCGCTCCAACCAGGCGCGCAGCAACCTGACCAAGGGCTCCTCGAGCGGCATCTGCTCCGAGGCCTACTTCGGCGACTGGAGCGAGCTGATCATCGGCGAGTGGGGCGTGCTGGAAGTGCTGCCCAACCCGTACGGCGCGGCGTACCAGCAGGGCGGCATCGAGCTGCGCTCGCTGCAGAGCGTCGACATCGCCCCGCGCCACCCGGTGTCGTTCGCGGTCATGAGCGACGGTCTCACGGCCTAAGCCCACTCAATCCGCAATAGGAGACTCCAAGCCCATGAACAACATCGGCGACCTCAAGCAGACCATCCTGGCGGCCTCGGCCGCCGTCACCGCGACCGGCAACACCTCCGGCGTTACCCTGCCCAGCGAGCCGCTCGGCACGCTGCTGGTGCTGCTGGACGTGGTCAACACCGCCGGCACCAACCCGACCTACAGCGCCCAGGTGCAGTCCAGCCCGGACGGCAGCACCTGGACCAACGTCGGGTCGGCGCTCAGCGGCACCGGCACCAACACCGCGACTGGCAAGATCTCGATCGACGCCAAGTCGCTGACCGGCCTGCAGTTGCGCATCGCGGAGACCATCGGCGGCACCGCCAGCCCGAGCTACACCCGCTCGGCCCAGCTGGTCACCCGCCAGCAGGTGTTCCCGTAAGCGGCATCAGTCCCTGAGCCCTGGCGCCGGCCCGGCATGGCCGGCGCCTCTTTTCTTTAGGAGAATCACATGAAGGATTCCGGGCTGTACCGGGTCCGCGAAGGCTTCACCGTGAAGCTGGCGGGCAGCCCGCAGGTCATAGCCGGCGGCAAGCTGGTCGAGATGACTCCCGACCAGGCCAAGCTGCACGGCCACAAGCTCGAGGAGCCGAGCAAGGAACATGTCGCTGCCTACCGCGCCGAACGCGCGGCCGAGCAGAAGCGCGCCAGCGACGCCGACTCCGCCGCGGATCGCCGCCGGCGCGAGGAGAACGAAGCGACCGCCAATGCGCTGATGCAGCAGGCGGCGGCGCTGCGCCAGGCGGCGGCCTGATGCCGCGCTACCGGGTGGTTGACGGCAGCGTGGCGCGCGCCGACGGCAGCGTCGCCGGCGTCGGCGATCACGTCGAGCTCGACGCGGACGTGGCCGCGCTGCATGCGCGGCTCCTGCGCCTGGACGAGCCTATGCTGCTCGGCAGCGACGTCCTGCCGGCGACGTTCCATCTGCCCGGCGACAAGCTGCTGACCCTGGGCGACGTCGTGCGCGCCGCGCATGATGCCAGCGGCCTGACGGTCGAGGCCTGGAACGCCCTGGAGTCCGCGCAGCGCGAGAAGCTGCTTGACGATGCGCTGATCAAACTGCTCGAGGCGGAGAAAGGTCCGCTGGCCGTCGGAAGCTGATCGATGCCGATCTACGGCCAGGACGATCTCGACGGACTCCTGGCCGACTTCGGCGTGGTGTGGTTCAAGACCGGCGTTCCCGGCACCACCTACACCGGCATCTTCGACCAGCCGGACGAGGCACTGCTGCTCGGGCATAACGTCTATCCCGAGTCGACCATGTACGTGCTCCTGGTCAAGACCAGCGACGCCAACGCGGCGGTCCTGGCCAACGGCGTCAGCGTCACGGTCGACAGCCAGACCTACAAGGTGCGCAACGTGCTCAAGGTCGAAGACGGCGCTTTTTCTCGTGTCGAGCTGAACCATACCTAAGCCATGTCCAGCTCGATCCGCGAGGCCATCATCCTGGGCATGGTCAACGCGCTTACGGCTGCCCAGATGCAGCTCGGCGCCACGGTGGCGCGCTCGTACCGCGACCTGACGCCGCGGTCGGCGACGCCGTCGGTCGTTGTCACGCCGGCGGACGAGACCACCACGGTCCTATCTGACGCCGGCACCGCGGGCGTCGACCGAAACGTGCTGCTGGTCGACGTGGAGATCGCCGTTCGCGGCGACCCCTATGACCAGATCGCCGACGCGATCGCCGTGGCAGCGCACGCCACGCTGATGAGCTGGGCCAACGCGCCCAGCTCGCCGCTGATGTACCAGTTCCGCCGCGAGTCGACGCAATGGTCGTCGCAGGCCGCCGATCTCACTGCCGGCGTACTGAGCATGCGCTACCGCGTCATCTACCTGACCGACGCCAACGACCTGTCCAAGGTCGGTGCGCCGGGATGAACCCGCTGTTCCACTGACCCCAGAGGTAACACCGCCATGCAAGCTTTCGGCTCCGGCATGATGTTCGCCACGCCGCTCACCGATGTGAACGGCAACGTTATTTCCAACCCCACGCCGGTCAAGCTGGCGATCCTGCAGGACGTGTCGCTCGACCTGTCCTTCGACGCCAAGGAACTGCACGGCGAGCGCCAGATCGCGCTCGACGTCGGCCGCGGCAAGGGCAAGATCATGACCAAGGCCAAGTCGGCGCGCATCTTCGGCCGCGCGATGAGCTCGCTGTTTACCGGCCAGCCGCTCACCGCCGGCCTGACCGCGATCTACAACGACGCCACCGGCGCGGCGATCCCGGCGACACCGTACACCATCACCGTGACCCCGCCGAACTCTGGCGTGTTCGCCGCCGACCTGGGCGTGCTCAACGCCTCCGGCCTGCCGATGACGCGCGTGGCCAGCGGCCCGGCCACCGGGCAGTACTCGGTCAACGTCTCGACGGGCGTGTACACCTTCGCGGCGGCCGACACCACCCTGACTGTGTATATCAACTACCGCTACACCGTCACCGCCAGCGGCACCACTCAGACGCTCACCAACCCGTTGACCGGCGCGCTGCCCACCTTCCGCACCGACATGCAGC